AATTTATAGTCAACTAGAATAATAAATGCTATACTTAATCCTATGGATAAAATTGAAGATACAAGCTGTTACAGCTATAAGGTCGAAATGATCGTACAAGTTTTTGCGGCAGATGAAGAATCCGCCAGATTACAATTAGACGATAAAGGCGGATATGTCACAACCCGCAAGGTTAGATTAATGGACTCAGTTCCTATTTATAATGGAGTAAAAAAATAGTCAACTGATGTTTCATGTGAAACAACACATGATAGAATAATGGCATATGAAATCCGAGAAGGTTTCAATTGCTAAAAGGAAAGCGGAACTTTATAAGTATCTGCGAAACCTAAAGGAAAACTCTCCCTGTTCAGATTGTGGATCTTATTATCCATACTACGTTATGGATTTTGATCATGTTCGGGGGCGGAAGCATAAGAACGTAATGGAATTAGTTCCAACTCTCAGCAGAAAAAAGATAGATGAAGAAATAGCTAAATGCGAGATAGTATGTTCAAATTGTCATAGAGAGAGAACACACTTTAGAAAACAGAAGAAAATATCTTAGTCGACTGTAATATTGGATCATAGCTCAGCAGGCAGAGCGGGAAGCTGTTAACTTCTAGGTCCTAGGTTCGAATCCTAGTGATCCAGCATATTTTGGGGCGGGAACTAAATAAGCTCATGCCATTGTATAGAACCTACAGCATCTCCTGTAGATGAAATGGTTCTTATAGCTAGGCAATATACATCTGATACTGGGGTATCTGAATTAGTTCTACCTAATTGTAGATCAAAGCTATTATCTATTTCTAGATCTGCTGCGGCATTATTTTGATTCGACCCCGCCAAAAATCCTCTACGTACAATAATACCACCAGTTAGAGATGTAGCTGTTACATTATATTCAGTATCTTGTGTTGGAGTATTTTCTACCCAAGTTCCGCCAGTTAGCTCTGGATTTCTTAAAAGTGCATATTCAAATAAGTTGTTACTTGTTGTAGCTATATTTAATCTTGCAATTTGCACTACAGCATCCATTCTGCCAGCTTTCAATCGCACTGCAGCAAGAGGAACAAATGTTGTGCCGATGTTTGTAAACAAAGTGTTACGAGATGCAGACCAGACCTCTGGTTTTCTATCGTATCCACCATTTGACAAAACTGTTGTACATATCTGCTTCATTGCGCTGCTACTTGCTGTAGCTGCAGTATTTTCAATCTCATATCGAAGCGGAAGCGTAGCAGTAGTCATATAAACCTTATTTATAATATTAGAATGATTAAACTGATGTACTGTAATAAATTGACCATTAATAGCAAATCCTACCTTTGCCGATCCCACCCCAAGCCATTCAAATTCCATAAATAGAATCTGTGCTTTAGTTAAATCTAAATGTAGTCGACTAGGACCAAGTCCATTCATTGTATCGACATTCCAACTTGTTTGATTTACTATCTCTTCTTCAATAGCGCCACTTGTAAATGTTCTGCGAACAACTGATATTGTGCTTCCGCTTTGTTGTAGATATATTCCATTTTGACGGGAGAAATAGCCAACTCTTTGGCGAAGCCCCGTCTTAGTTGGAGCCATCACAAAAGTTTGCATAACTGTTAAAGCTTTTCCTGGCTGGTATGGAAAACACTTCTTAGACTCTCTATAAACTTTATCTCCCGAAGCTGTCCCAATAGTAAAGAGATCTGTAGATTCATTCTCTAAATAAGAAACGGCGGCAGTACCAGAAGTAATATCACTAAACTCACTTCCCGATGCATATCTATGTTGATTATCAAATAACGTATATGGTTCTGATACCTTAGTTCTACCAAATGAATCAAATCCAAAAGAGGCGGGAGTAGAAGGAGAATACTGAGGTATTCCCGAAGTAGCATTAATATATGTAGCCATTAGTTCTCCAATACCAATATTGAAACTTCCGCCGTAGAATCTGTTATAGCAAATATTTCATCATATGGCCCAAGTGTAATACTTAACGTCTGTTCTGGCAAAAGCCTAAATCCGTAGTCACTCGTACTTACATGGCTGGCGCCAATGTAGACGTTATTAAAGGAAATATTCTTAATGATCAAAGATGATTCTGATCTATTTGGATTCCAATTGCTAAGGGACGTAGCCGTTGAAGTAATTTGAATAATTCCATGATTGACTGCCATATTGATATTATACCGCTATATGGGTAATGGTTCTCTTCTTTCGCCGCACTTCAATTTTTTGCAATTTCGACGCAATGCACTATATAAAGGACAAAACCCAATCGGAGGCGGATCCAATTGGGTTCTGCTACGCCGAAGCGTAAGTATGGGGAACATGTGGGATGCTACGACCCATACAGATCTAATTGTCACATATTATATTTTTTAAGTCAACTACTTTTTTTAGTCCCAGGAATTACCTTTCATGGGTTTTATTGTATATTTCTCATCCCCTGTTAAATCGGCTAGAATGGCCATTAGAGAATTGCAATCTTCATGCCGCCACCAAGTATGGCATTTGCCCTCTGAGACGTTCTGGCAATTTCCTAGCAATTTCTCCAGGTATGCTGTCATCCACTCCAGGGCTCCAGTTGCCATAGCCATGTCGTCATAATAATTTTGATATTTTAATTTAGCATTATTCATATACCGAGTAATTTGATCGATATATAATTTATTCATTTTCTTCTTGTGGTGTATAAGATGGGGCGGGACCTAATAAATATCCTTCATTATGATATTTAATCATCTTATCTACTTCTTCCGCCCCTACTAATTTACTAGCAATAATAGTCATGACATCATATATTCTATGAAGCATAATATAGTTGACCATATCCAAATTTTCGGATAAGTCTTGCTTTGTTTCTTCTTCGCTCATGGTCTACCTATATCTTCCCAAAATTTCTCTCGACCCATATTGTCGATTTCTTCTATCTCGCCGCTCTCACTTTCTTGAGATGGCTTTTTCCATTCTGTCATATTGATCCAATCCTATTTCATTTCTGTATTCACAAGAAAGGCAGTATAGGTAAATTTTATCATTATTATCTTGATTAGGCATTAGAAGGCCTTGGCATAATGGACAATCCATTTTTGCAACAAGGCCCTCTTCTGCAAGGGTTAAATATTTGGACACAATCTGTATCCTCAATTTATCTCCTAACTACTTTGGAAATTGAAATATCAACTTCTTAGCTTTACTAATAGAATTTGGCCAAGATGACCAATCTACTCCGCCTCTAGTCATATAATACGTTATCTCTGCGTTAATTACTGGATCAAACAATAGTACATTTGATCTCAGGTCGAATTTCTCTTTGCGATCATCACCAAGGTTACCTAGCATATTGATCTGAAAAATTCCGTAGGAACTGTCTCCAGTATTCCTGTTTCCGTTGTAAGCCATAGGGCGTCCATTGGACTCCGCTTTGGCAATACCCCAAGCCATTTTAAGGGCTTGTCCTTCAAATCCTACAGACTTGAGAAGTTGCAGCAACTCTTTATCCGTAAGCATTTCTGAAGGTTTGTACACAGTGTTGCTGAATTTTTCCAGCGTCTCTTCATTCAGTTTTGCTTGTTGTGCTTTTGAGATCTCTGGTTTTACAATCAGAGCCTCTGCTGTCGTCATTGTTTCAGGCTGGACTCCGAATAGAAATAATGTTATCATTCCTATAACGGACCAGCTATGAGCAACATCGCTCAGCTTTTCTTTTATATTCTCCATTGGTATTCCTCCTTTAGAGATAACGAACTACAATAGTAGCATTGTTTGGCAAATCGTGTCAAGCTGGTTGACCAGAAAATTATATGGACATTTCATTCTCAACACCGACAATAAACATGAAAACTAATAATGGATACGGTCATGCAGGCATAAAAATAATTAATTCATTAAAAGATCTGGGTCATCAAGTTAATTTTCAATATTCAAAAGCGCCCGTTCAATTAAATTTTTCTCAGCCAAACTACTTTAAACTTCATCGAAATCAATATCAGATTAGTTATACTCCATGGGAATCAACTGTGATACCAGAAACATGGCGTAAAACACTAAGTCTTGTTGATGAAATTTGGACAACATCTGATTGGTGTGCCAATGTGTTTGAGGATAATGGATACAAAGATGTTCGTGTTTATCCACATGGGATTGAGTCTTCTTGGTTTCCCCGCCGCCGTCGTGATGATGGCGTTATAAAGTTTTTACATGTTGGCGAACCTGCTCCACGTAAAGCTGGACAAATGGTAGTAGATGCTTTCGTTAATCTTTATGGTAATAATAATAATTACTCATTAACAATTAAAGCTTTTAAACATAATACTACTAGAATATATAATAATTATATAGATAAGAATATATTAGGTTTACCAAATGAACTATATAATAATATATATATAATAGATAAAGATATGACAACAGAAGAATTAATTCAATTGTATCATGATCATGATGTTCTTGTCTATCCCAGTTATGGAGAAGGATTTGGATTTATTCCATTACAAGCATTAGCAACTGGAATGCCAACAATATGTGTTGGAGAATGGGCACATTATAAAAAGTATATTGGTCCATTAAGTTTGAAGTCGGAAGTAATAGATTCTCCTTGGCCTTTTCCACATGAAGGAAAAGTTTATGAACCAAACTATCAACATCTACTTGAACTTATGAGAGATGTTTCTATAAATTTTAATGCATATGCTGGTTATTATTATGCTCAGTCAACTAAGATACATGAAGAGTATAATTGGAATCAGTTGACTAATAATGCGTTTGATCACATTTTTAAAAAGTTTTCTTAACCCCTTCCCTCTATAAATAAAGTTTGCTAGAATAAGACTCTATCAATTTTTAAATTAACCGCAAGGCGGAGAAAAGGTGTTATATGTCAAGAGCTATTGAAAACCCATATGAAAATTTTATTGCATTATCCAGATATGCAAGATGGATATCAGATGAAAACAGAAGAGAAACATGGGGAGAAACAGTAGATCGTTATTTTAACTTTATGCTGGATTAT